TGAGTCTTTGGAGTTCAAGCATATCGCCTGCACTTCCTACGTGTACTGTCATTACGTAACTTGTTGACCTTTTCATTAGTGAAATACCCTCCCATCTATAGTTTCAATTTCAAAATTACCTTGTATATCATAGCCAGTTCTTCGTGCAACTGAATCACAAAGTTTGTCCCATGATAAATTAAGCGTTGTTGGATTTTTATCCTTAGCCCAGCTTTGTTCTACTAAATCTAGTTCAACTTCCACTGGTATATCTGTTGCGATATGTCTCATTGATAATATCATTATACTGTCTCCTCAAGTCTTTTGTTAATTAATAAATCGATTACTTTATTTCTATCAGTGAATGCAACTCTCATATCGAATGATTCACAAATCCCTGGCTTCATGCCACCTTCCAATTCTCTAAGAATTGAACCGGTTGACATTTTATTTACAGACTCTAAGATATCGAATCTTTTTAGTTTTTCTTGTTTTGTCATATTAGCTCCTTATCTGAATATAGTTATATTATACCATAGTTTGGCGCAGTTGTAAACGTTTATTTTCACTTTTTTTGAAAATAATTGTGAGAAAGTGTTGATACGAAAAAAAGGGGAGTATGAAACTCCCCCACGAATTGTCATAATAAAAGGTTATTATACTTCTTTTGCAATAAAAGTGTAAACACCGTAAGCTAGGGCTACCCAAGCTACTAAGTCAACAAGTCCACCTAGTAATAGGTAGGATAATGATAGGCCGACAATAAGTCCACCGTCCCAAGATGTTCTTTCTGACCATCTTGACATTAACCATGCTTTTGCTGTATTTAACATATTCATATATTTCTCCTTTATATTTTAAAGTCGGCAAACGAGTCATTACTTTCGCGTTCACCAAACTTGTTTATCGGCTTATCTGGTATCATGTCAGACATAATATCTGATTGAGCCGACTCCTCTACATCATATAGTTTCATGCGGGAACGATCTACGCCAACTACAAATCTCTTATATTTGGTTGGATCGTTATAACGATTCTTCAATTGCTTTACCATTATTTGGCCAAGTTCTTCGAGTTCCTCTGTTGATATAAGAGCAAACATCAAATCTGCCGTTGCAGGTAAACCAAAAGATTCAGATGTATCTTCAAGTCCAACATCAGTATTACTGAATCCAGACCTCGTGGTCTGAGTTGCCGAAACTATCGGTACATTGAATTCCACAGCAAGACCACGAAGTTCTTCCGCGATTGCTTTTATATAGGTATAACTATTTATACTTCCGCCCATGCCTTTCATACGACTTGATGCACAAATATTTAAATAGTCAATATAGATCATATCAGGACTAAAGTTCTTTTTGAGACGAAGCTCATTAAGTAAAGCTCTGAAATGACCAGTGTGAGCTGAGCCAGTAGGATATTCTTTAACTATAAGTTTACCCGTAGCAGCTTTCGCTATCTTACCAATCTTATCATCGAATACATTTTTAGGTAATGACCCAAGTGATTCAATCGGCAAATTCATTAAGTTGGCATCGACACGTTCTGCAATACGTTCCTCTGCCATTTCCATTGTTATATACAAAACATTCTTACCTTGATTAAGAACACCTGCTGCGCAATGGCACATGAATAGAGACTTGCCCACGCCCGTACCTGCAAGCGCAATGTTCAAGGTCTTATTGGGCAAGCCTCCCTTCGTAATCTTATTAAAGTAATCAAGGTCAAATGGTATTCTATCTTCTTTTCTATTATAGAATTCAAACCTTTCCTCTGAGTTGTCAATGTAATCATGGCCAATTGCTTCATCAAATGAAACACCGAGAGCTTCAGAAAGTATTTCAGGTATAGCACCTTCACTTCGTTCGTTGTCTTTACCATCTATGATTTGTATTGAATCCATGATAGCATTATAGACAGCTCTCTCTTTACACCATTTTTCTGATTCATCTAAAAGATAATCAGTATCTACATCGGACTTTTCAGCTATTTCACTTACCAACCTTGATGCATTATTGAGCACATCTTCAGGAGCATTAATCTTTTTAAGTTCAAGCTCAAGTATTTTTGATGTTGGTAGTTTATTGTGTTTGCTTACAAAAGAAACAATAAGATCGAATACCGTTTTATGTGTACCTTCAAAATACTCATTCTTGAGATAAGGTACTACACGTCTACAAAACTCTTCATTATTGAGAAGATGATTGAGTATGTGTGTCGGTAGTTGATTCGTCATTTTCTTTTCCTATGATTTTTTGTTTAGATTCTTCAGCGTATTGTAAAGAATCTGATATTATATATTGGAGTATAGAACCAAGATAATTTTTAAATGATTCGTTATTATCAAGTTCTTCTATACTAAATTCTGCTGGATCTTGGATTGTGTAATTAAAGCTAAGTGTTGCCATATCAAGAGATTCATCTTCTTTGATACCAACTTGTCCATAGACAACTATTACATCTTTCCAAGTTCCAGTCTTAAGAAGAACGCCTTGGAAGGCGCTCTCATTATTTTCGACTATTGAATAGTCATTAGCTGATACGTTGTACATTATTACTCCACTTCAAGGTCAAGGTCAATATCAAGTAACGGCTTATGGCCAATTGAGTAGTATGTTTTTACGAATTCTTTAAAGTTAGTATTTTCAAAGATAGGCGTCCAGAACTTTTTCTGTAATGTATCTTTTTCTCTTACTTTAGTATCTTCGATTTCTCCTGTGTTCATATCGACTTTTGCATACCAACCAACATTTGGTTTAGTAACATAGCCACCAGCAAGTGCAACTTCAAGTAGACCTGAGTAGGTTTCAATACCACCTTCCCATGTAACACTTACAGGTATCTTAGACTTTTCTTTTACAAACCTTGATTTCTCAACGTTAATAACAAAGTGATACCCTTTGATTTCAGTTCCTTTTTTGTCTTGCTTTCTACCTAGAATCCAGATGTTATCAGCTGAGTAGTAGATACCTGTTCCACCACCAACAACTTGTTTTGGAAACAATCCCATCTCTTGATAAGTATGATTCACAGCAAGCAAAGGGATGTTCTTCATAGTAAGATAAGGAGTGACCATTCTGAACAATCCCTTCAATGCTTTAGCTCTTGACATATCAGCAACTGATTTCTCGTTGATAGCATCTTCCAATTCTTTCTTGGATGCTAGGTTACCAATTGAATCAATAACGATAACGACTTTATCGTCTCTTTCGATATTCTCCAATTGACCAACTAAATCAAACTTAAGTTGTTCGACGTCTGTGATTGGTGTATGTAATACTCTATCAGTATCGATACCAAATGATTCGAAATACTGTTGAGGTGAACCAAACTCTGAATCATAGAATAACATAACAGCATCTTCATACTGTTCAAGATATGCTGCACCCATCAATAAAGCAAATGATGTTTTGAAATGCTTTGATGGACCAGCAAGTACTGTTAATCCTGATGTAAGACCACCATCAATGTCGCCACTTAAAGCTACATTGACCATTGGTACTGAGGTTGGTATGATGTCCTTATTACTGAATAATACTGACTCCTTTAGGATAGCGCTATCTTTGATTTTGCTATTCTTTTTTAATTTATCCATTATAGACATTATTTTCTTCTCCTGGCTTTGTTTGGCCTGTTATACGAATCGTTGATTCTTTGTAGTTTTCTGCTTCTAGAAACAGCTTCAGCTTTAAGTCTTTTCTTCTTAGCTGTAGGTTTCTCATAGAACTCTCTTTTACGTACTTCCTGTACGATGCCAGCCTTTTCACAGGCTTTCTTAAATTTTCTAAGACCAATGTCAAACGGCATTTCCTTGACAGGTCTTTTATCTCGTGGATTTCGATTTGGCCTTGGCCTTAAATCAATACTGGGCATATATCACTCCTTTGTTTTATTTTCTTATATACTATTATACCATAAAATCAGTGAGTTGTAAACTGTTTTTTTCAAAATTATAGGTTCTTTTTTTATTATCCTGAACCAAGAACTTTGTGTCTACCATCTCAAGCTGATTGTTTAAATATTTTTGAACCATTCGAGCAGGATGCTCGGCTGTAGTCACTGGTACATTTTGACATATGTGGTTCAACGACCTTTTAGGATTTAATAGTATAAAGTTAAATGGTAACTTCATAAGCGATAAAGCTTCTCTTACTGTTAAATATCGGTCTTCGTCTGGATGTGTTAAGCATGTTGGCATATGACCTACAAAGGCTCCTATTTTATCTTTAGGAATCTCAGTAGTTTTTCTCATTATGTTACCGCCTGACTTGAGCTTATGGTATTGTCTATCGCATTTCTTTGCGACATTATCATATCCATGTTCTCTCATCCATTTTGCAACTTCTTTATAAGTTGTTCTTTCTTCTATATAATCCATAGGATTAGTAGTTTTTTCAATTTTATCTTGAAACTCTTTATGTGTGATTCCACCTTCTAATACTTCTAACACGTATTTATAGTATGGATTCTCTGATGGGATAGCGTCATTACAAAGTATCTGACTCATTGGGTCATCATCACATCTTTTAACTGATCTTATATCATCAGCAATTGTTGTTGGCTGTTCATGTATGTATTCAAATAATGGTACTTGATCTCCTTTCCAAAAGAAGTAAAACGTACGATCTCTTACTTGACTTAATCCATGTAATATAGATTTTGTTTTAAAGATACTCATTGTATACCCATTTGTCTCAGCTATCTTTCTTAATCTCTTTACTACTGGTTCTCCCATCTTACTTGCAAGCCTTGGAGCATTCTCTCCCCAAAATACTTTCGGTTGTACTTCACCAAGTACATATTCAGCTGATTTATACATCCATTCGTTCATTGGATTAGTGCTTGATGCAGAGGGACTTAGGGAACTAAGCCCCGCACATGGGCACACTGTATTAATCACATCAACTTTTTCTGTGTAACTCGCTCCCTCTGAGAGATTCAAATACGGGACCTCATGTTTATAATAATTGTTTAAGTGAGATTCATTGTCTTGAAAGCCATCAAAAGTAAGAAAATACTTTGGCTTCTCTTTAAAGACATTCTCCATTGCTATTGTTTCTCCACCTATAAGTGGTACTATACTTGCGTAACTCATCCAAAAAACTCCTGTAAACTATTGGTTTCTAATCCATTCCAATATGGATAAAACTCTCGTGATAAATGTATTGATTGTGGTTTTTCCATGTATTTAAAATCAAGTTCTCCTTCTTGATTATATAGATGCGTTGTCCATCTTTTGATACCATATTCTTTTTCAATATAGTCATTAAATTGATTTCTTGCGTCTGTTCTTTCTTGCCATGAACCATGAAAAGGTTCTTTCTTATAGTAACCTGATTGTGGTATCTTTCTTGATTCGTTTTCTATTGGTAGTAACTCATATATTGTAGCTTTGTATTTTCTTGCTTCTTCCATATATCTATCAGCTAGGTCTTCTACCTTTTCATTTAACCTTATAATATGATGTCTTATATCTATATTACCAAAGTAACATTCAAGCTCATCGTATTCATGTGGAATAAAAGAATCGAATCCTTCTTTAAGCGCGCCATTCAATGTTTTAAATGGAACACTGTTTACTGTCCAACCTGGTCTATACATGCAAATAGAATGACTATCACCTATTACTACTTTACGAGTTGGATGAATGTGTTGAACTGTTTCAGCAGTATTAAACATTCGTTCTAAATTTTGTAAGTTAACTTTAGCCCATTCTGGTTGTACTTCTCTTTTGGCTGATTCTAACTTTGTTTTTATCATTTGATGGTAAGGTGGAAAGTCCATCCCAATAGAATAGACTTTACCTTTGAACTCAGAAAAATTAACTGTATTTTGTACGTAAGGAAATCCATATACTCCTCCAAACATATTTAATCCACCTGAATAATCATTGCCATGATATACCCAAAGAGCGTCGTATGAGTTGTGGTCAGCTATTACACCTCCGTAATTGACATCACAATGTCCGTGTGCTTCACGAATCTGGTCTCCATACATAACACCTTGAGCTCCTCTATGAGAAGCAGCTCTCTTTGCTATCGGAATAAATGGACAGTTAATTATATTCTTCATTGTTATATTATACCATAGTTTAAGTCAAATGTAAACGATTATTCAAAAAATTCAGTAAGATTATTTGTCTTCTGTACTCGAGCTACTCGTCTACGCGCACATGCTTTTTCATCTTCTCTTATCTGTAGATAAACACCGAACTGACATGACAATACTTCAGTTCCGTAGTATTTAAGAGAATCTTGTTCATATTGAAAAAGTTTTGTACCATCTGTTTTATTTATATTGAATGCATTAGGATGAAAATCTACGTCAGTAGTCAGTCCAATCTCTTCTGAATTCTCTCTCATAAAATAAATAGCTTCATCATATAGTTTCTTTGGAGCATCTGGCCACATAAGCTGAATAGTATAGACAGCTCCTGGTCCTGGTGCCACAAATCTTTGGTCATGATGGTACTTCATTTGTGGTAATACAGATGAAGAAGCAGCTCCATGAAATCCGTAGTAATGTCCAATGCCAGGTTGTTCTCTAAGTAAATCATATATTTCTGACATATGATTACATTTTTGCATTCGATCTAAGAATCCAGTATCTCTAAAAGAAGATACCCATTCACATACATCAACAGCATGAAACTTTCTATCTGGATCGTTATACTTTTCTCTACAATAGTTTCTACCAGCTGTTTGAATAGATGTATGCAATTCAGTTGTTCCCCATATAGGTTGCTTACTCTGAATTGCTTTATCTAAATTATTACGAACAAAATTGATATACTCATTATCTCCATCGGCTATACGATCAAAATCTACAAAGACATTATCTTCACCTGATGCTAGAAAATGAACTCCTCGTCCACCATAGAAATGAGATATAAAGGTATTGCCAACGATATTCATAATTGAAGTATCTAAGCTTGCAATTTCTTGACCTATAAATCTCATACGATCATCAAGTGTTATTGTTGGATGAAAATATTCTACGTCTTCTCCAAGACCATAGTCGATTTTACCATGACGATTTATGTTCTTATATTCTTCATCAATATAACCAAGTTGTATACCTGATCTTTGATTAACTTTATATAGAAACCAATTGAACTCTTTCATGAGTTCTTTATCGTATTTCCACCAGTCGTAGTTATAATTAGTACTTGACACGTTCCTCGTTATCTCTTTTTAAGTGAACAATAGAAACATCAGGACATCTCTTCTGAATCTCTTTGATTTGTATAGGGTCATCTTCAAAATGCATTTGTATTTCTACACCTAGGTCTTTTAACATGTTAATCATTTGACCTTTAAATATGCCTGAAGCTTTTCTGCCATAGAGTGGATTGTTCTTTATTCCATTAGTTACTTTAATGTTTGGTTGTACTCTTTCAAGTGGATTCATATACACTGTATTATATATGCCTCTTGATTCTAACATTTTAATAGTAGCTTCTCTATCATGAAATGGCCGCCCTGTAATGATTACATCACCAGTACAAGGTCTTACGCCAGTGGCATTATCGCCGAAATAGATTACACCGTCAATATCGAAACTATTTACTTTCATAATCGTTTACCGAATCTTGAAACGTAAAAAGCAAATCTTTTGATTTAGGTCTATTTTCTTTAAGCTGAGGTCTTGTCATTTCAGTTACGACTCTCCTCGCTAAAGCGTCACATTCAAATTTAGCATCTTCAGTTTTAAGTTGAACTGGAGGTGTCTTTTGAGTCCACGCAGATGGTCCTCTTAAGTAACCAACAATACCCATCTCTGAAGCAACCTTACAGAATCTAATTGCTGAAACAACTACTCCACCTGAGTTAGGCGAATCTTGAACTGAAAGCCTGGCTGACAATTCGTATCTTGCTCCTGCAAATCCATAAGCTACCATATCGAAGTTAGCTATTTTGTTATCAGATGAAATATAATCTCCACCTGGTTTTTGTTGTACAGTTAAAGAAGGACCTGCAAAGAGAGTCATACCTGAAGTAGATTCATCTCTTACAATGTTTTGACCTTTTAATACATTCTCTTTTGAGATATGTTTGTTCTTTAATCTATACTGTTTTGCCATATTTAAGAAGTCAGTATTTGCTGTCCTTCCTGTTCTTATATGTTCTTGTCCTTGAGTAGAACCAGCTGCCATATTCATTTGAATATGTTGAGTAATCATTAAGCCAGAATCTAACATAGCTCCTTGTAGAACTTCAGACATTCTTGATGCTCCCCAAGCTGATCTCATATCAGAACCGATGAATGATAACCCAGCATCGATAAATCTTTGCTCAGTTTCAGTTGCGTCTTCTGTTGAAATTAACGTAGGAATACAGTTGACAAAGTGAATACCTGCAGCAAGTGCAACATCAATCCAATACCTTGAAGCTTCTTCTGAACCTACTGGTAAATAATTAATGAGTACATCTACACCATGATATTGTAGTAACTCAACTGTTCTTTCGAACGATTCAGCTGGTACAGCACCATTTACAAATGTTACTTCATCTGGATAGTCATGCATATGTGGCGCTATCCCATCCATTTCTGGAGCAGAATAAACCATTGCATCTTTAGTTACACATGATGTATTACTATCAACACTGATTTTATCAACATGGTCCATAGCACAATTTGGCTGAGCTCTTAAAGCCTTTGCCAATTTCTTGTTTACTTTCCTTTTGTCGATATCAAATCCAACTACAAACTCGATGTCGTGTACTGAATATCCTCCGATATCTTCATACATAAGACCGATTTTGTCTTCTGGATTTTCGTTATAATATTGAATTCCCTCTACGAGAGATTTCGCGCATGAACCGACACCTATGATACCGGCTTTTATTTTTGATGACATATTTTTCTCCTTATATCAGTTTATTTGAGTGAGAAATTTGACTGGCTTACCAGAGTAGCTCACTATATACTATTAGTTATAACACTTATCAGACCACTTCCGAGGATAATGACTGCTGCCGTGTTTAAAATTATCAATGCTCTATCTTTCCAGATGAGAGCTACTATTAACCAACCTAATGTTCCAACTAAGGAAAATGTTTGGTCATAGATAGCAAGTTCAGGATTAGACCTGCTTGCCATAGCACACAAAAGAATAGCTGATGCTATCCATTTAATGTACCAATCAATTGTATACTTAGGAGTTGCACTCTTAAATATACGCTTTGAATTTTCTAGTTCTTCTTTACTGTATTCGTTCATAACTTATATCCGCTTCACTGAACATATCAATAGTTCTTTCATTACTTTCTGCCCAAATGTTTGGTATATCGTCTGCTTGATATACAACTCTTTTGACACCTACTTGAATTAGTCCTTTTGCACATTCACTACATGTTGGTAGTCCATAAATATATAGAGTTGCTCCTTGTAGTGAAACTCCATTATACGTTGCATTATATATGCAATTCATTTCTGCATGAACTACGTACTTATACTTAGTTTCTCTATCTAAGTATTTTTCTTCTGAATCGTCGATACCTCTTGGGAATCCATTATATCCTTGAGCAAGCACTTGACCTTTTTCACCGATTGCGACAGCACCAATTTGTTTGCTAGGGTCTTTAGACCATGACGCAATTTCTTTTGCAAGATCGAGATATCTTATATCCCATTTATTTGATAAGGTCAAAATGTCTCTCGTATACATGTAAGTTTTGTACTTGCCAATAGATATCACCTTCATCGAGTTTATATCCATCATAGTACAAGTCATTTCTTAGTTTGTTAAGAACATAATGCTGCCAAGCAAAGTCATTCTTATAACCAAACACAACATCATTGCTACGCATTTGAACTACGCAATGTAGTTTATTATCACGAATATAATATGTTACTGCATTTGTACAGATAAAATCATTCTTACCATCTTCGTTGAACTCATGCCAAATACTTGGTCTTTGATAAATCATAGAAGCTCTACGAGAATCAGGGTTTACTTCAGATAATTCTTGAAGAACTCTTTTATATTGTTTAAAGTATTTCTTATCAAAAATAAGCTTACCATAATTAGAATTGATTTCGCCATAATCATTAGCTGAATATAACCAAGCAACTGGAGCTTTCTTAGTACCATAACATTCTGCAAGTTTGTTAACATTAGTAGAACGAGATTCATACCATTCGATTTCTGCATCAACGTATGTTTGATTTACGTCGCCAAATATTGACGGCTTATCAGCAAGAAAAGATGCGCCGAGTATTTCAATTGTTCTACAGCCAGTTTTATCTTTAGTAAACTGTTTGCTTTCAAGAGCATTAACAAATATCTCTGCGATATCTTTAGTCGTCTGCATTTTGAATCCTGTTATTGAACATATCTCTATTTGAATCTTGGCCTTCCATTTTGCCACGTGCATAAGCAACTGCAAATGAACAATAGTTAATCATATCTTTGTATGTATCTTCGATACTTTCAAAGTTTGGTTCATCTTGCGATTCGAGTAATGAAGTTGCTCTCATGACTTTACCAAGAATGATATCGTGTATTGTATCAACGCCACGTCTATAGTGCATTGCTTGTACTACTGTTGATTCTGAACTTTGATAGTCCTGTGATTTTTTTGATTGTAGTTCTGCGCATTCTTGCAGTACTTTTAAGCTTTCTTTCATAATGTCTCCATAATTAATTTAATATATCTATTATACCATACTTTCATGTATTTGTAAACTGTTTTATCCACTTATTTTCACTCCATAGGTATTTACCTAGGTATGTATACTCTGGATTTATTATACCTTCGACTTTACTAATGTTACCCCAAACATGTAAAATGTCTGGCCATTGTTTCCATGGATTAGCTATTTTATCTTTAGCCCAATCTTCTAAGTTTTGATCTAGCCAATTAGGATTACATGCTTTAACTGCAGTTGGATTTTTATCCGGATCAAGTACGTCTTGAAAATCGCGTTCATCATCTGTATGACTACAATATAACATAAGATATTGTTCACATGCATGACCTTGTTTAGTTCTCCATAAGAGATTCTCAAATGTCCTACCTGAGAAAATAAAAGATTTATTGGTTTTTATTTTATTAGCTTCTAAGAGAGCTCTTGTATGCAAAGCTTCAGAAGGTATTTCAGATAAGTTAAAGTCTTTCATAATTATTCTTCTGATATAATTGCTTTGATATGTTCTGCATCAATAATAACAGCAGCCTTTCCATCGACATTTACTGGCATTGATTTTGACCAATCTAAAAATACTCTTTGTCCTGACATAATTGGACCAAGTGCACCTGTAGATACTGCAAGAACAAGTCCTGGTTTACTTGCTTTATCAACTGTATCTGTAAGTATGATACCACCAGCTGATGTATTGTCTTTTTGTACTTCAGTTATAAGTACGTTGTTTCCTATCATTTTCATGTTCTATCTCCTATTTGTAGAATATGTGATTATTAATATTGACTGTTTCATTCAGTGAATCAGCCCAATAAGGATAAACACTATCGTTATGATAATGTGTTGACCCCTCTGTAATATCCGGATAAGCTCCTTGTATTACATCTCTTGCAACGTGAAGAGATTTTAACCATGTTGGACTATCCACTGGGTCGTCAGATTTTCCATCACAGTACCAACTGAATTGGCATTGATGCAATATTGGCACCATGTTACCTTTCCAATTTTGTTTTAATTTTGCTTGGTATATAACTCCACAAACTGAAGTTGGATAATTCATGTGTTCTAATCTATTAAGTACTACATGACCTACTGCAACTTTACCTGCTAATGGCTGATTACCAGCTTCAAAGTATATGTTTTGTGCCATACAATAAATGTCATTATTTGCATCACTTGCTTTAAGCTTACCTGGTAGTAACAGTATAAACATAAGCAATGCGCCAAATGCCATTCCTTGTAAAAACGCTTTAAATGGGTGTGTCTTTCTATTCATTTTATTGATGCCCATGTTATAATAATTGTAGCTACAACCATTCCTATTATTAATAATGTAAGTTCCATATCTTCTCCTATATGTTATTTTTGAACACGAACTCGATAGCTCTTGCTGCTTCTTTTTCTAAACCTCTTTTACCGTACCATCCACCAGTATCTGCATCTAAATCTCTACAGATATATTCGATTTCTTTTGGTGTAATAGGATAACCTTTGCTCATAGCATTACCAGCAGTAGTTAACATGATTTGATACATCTTTGCGTACCAACCAGTTCCGGTTATAGTCTTATATTCATCAACTTGTCTTTTGTTGACAAATGGACAATCTTGATATGATGTCCATGTATAATTAGTATTGTTTAATTCGTTTCTTTTTCTTTCAAGTAGAGCCTTTTGTATTGCTTCTGGAAAACGATCGAACATTGTTTGATTAGGTTTAACATATGGATATTTTTTCATTAAGTCATGTGGATTCATAGTATCACCATCATGAGAGAATATAAAGTTAAAACTGTTTTTATATTTAGCAGGTACATAATACATTCTGCTTAAGTCTTTGGTTTGAGCATCAGCGATATCGCCAATCTCTTTGTTTAAAGCATACCAAAAATGCTTAATGTCTTCTTTATCAACGCTTGTAGTTAATGGAAAGACTAATCGAAACTTTGGATTTTCTATTGTAGATGAAGCTGTTGAGTAACATACATAACGATACTTATCATACTTAGATTCAATATCTTTCATATCGCCTTCATAGTCATCGATATCAAGAATACCAAAGCCACCCCAACCTGTAACATTGTCATTAGCTCGAGTGGTGTGTGGTTGATAGATTGCTGGACTCAAGAGAGGAGCATCTTTCTTTGTTGGATACTTAGTCGACTCAGATAGCTTATAGAGAATAGTTTCGAACTCGTCGAAACTTGTATAGTCCATACGCTTATCTGTTTTGTTATCGTATATACTATCGAATATCGTTAAACTTACCATGATTTCCTTCGTGAGAAGGAGCCTCCCAACCTTCTGGCTTTACTAAGTCTGGCAATCCAAGTGGATTAGGCCTTGACTCTTTTACACCAATTTCTTTAGATAGATTTGCCTTTAATACTTCATCCCATGCTTTGTAAGCATCAACGCCAAACGCATCGAGTGTTCCAATTGCTACAACGCATATGTCAATAAGACCATCAACGATTTCTTCTGAATCGTAATGAGTAAAGGCTGCTTCAGTTTCCATAAGTTCTTCTCTTATAAACTTGATTCTGAATTCTAAGTAGCTACGTAGTTTTTCTGGATCGTTGCGATTTGTTTCGACCCAGTCTTTTGTACCATACTTGACATGCATGTCTTCTATATCTTGTACCCAGTTCTTAGACATTAGTAATAATTCCTTGTTTAGGTGGTGTGATAATATCGCTTGACATTGCTCTTACCTGCTCTTGTAATTGTTCAACAGGTTCTACAACAAACATAACGAATTCGTTTTTGATTTCTATTCCTTCACTTGCTTTGGTATAAGCCATAAAAGGCATAAAGCCAATTTTGCCTTCGCCTGCAGGTATAAGTGAATAGCCATCTTTGATAGTAATTGAATCGCCATTTTCTACGACTGTTCCAACTACTTCCTCTCCTGAGGATAGTCTAATTAGTTTCATATTTTTCTCCATTTGTATATCTATTATACCATAGTTTAGGCATAATGTAAAGGTTTATTTTATTTATTTTAGCCAAAGAAGTCCTCTAAGCTTGCGACTTCTTCTGATGTCCAACCGACAGCATCCAAGATCGGTTGAATCGGATCGAGGAATGTCTTTTGAAATTGTAGTTCATGATCGATATATTTCCTTAAGCCAAACTCTTCTGGTAAGTAGTCTGAGAATGAGATAACATTTTCATGAATTGAATTGGGCTGACGAAGATACAAGAATTTAATCTTTTCGCCTGCTTTGATTTGTTCGTATTTCTTTTTAAGTGACATATCTTCTACAAGCTTGTTATAGAGTATAGAACCACGAACATGAATAGGTGTACCTTTTTTATAGAGGTTGTTTCTATCCTGCCACTTCTTGACTTGAGTTACTCCGCGAGGAAACGCGATTTGGTCAGGGTCAAGAGTTTTAAAATGATTTTTGAATTGCTCAATCGCTTCTTGTACTGACTTTTCATCTTCTTTCATAATAACGTGGAAGATGTCTTTAAGCGCTTGACGACATGGAGCTGGTGTAGAAGATTTGATAGCTTCAATACCCATGATTTTGAGTTTTGGTTCAGCATATCTTACTCCTTCGTTGTCATGTACATTCATTATATAACGTTTCTTTGCAGTCCAAAGAGCACGATCAGCGATTGCTTCACGTTTCATGACCATACGATTATCTACACCACCAAGCATGTTATAAAGATCCGCATATGCAGATTCAAGAGCTGGTTCAAGAGCTTCTTGACTGAGTTTATCCATAAAGTCAATTGGACTCTTAGGATTAAGTTTTGTTACTACATCGTCAAGAGATACATAAAGCGAATCAGTATCGATTGCAACAATATAGTCTTTCCACGTTGTATTTTTTAAAGCTTTGTTAAGATAAGTATTAAGAGCGTATTCAGCCCAACGAATAGTTAACTGTCCAGTAAGTGTAATAGCTTCTGCAATTCTTTGGTCAAAGAATCTAAAGTAACGATTACCCATTGCGCCATAAAGAGAGTTAAGAAGAATCTTAATCGACATTTGTCTGTTTTCAGCAATTGCAATATCTCGTTCTATACGATACATTTCTTGCTTATCTTCTTTATCGACCTTCTGTAACTCTTTTTGAGCATTGATCATTTCTTGTTTGATTTCTACACGTTCTTTATACATCTCATCGATAATGAATGGAACAATACCAGGCTTATCAATATTAAAGTACTGACCATTTGCAGCAAGAGCTTTGCCACGTTTATCTGGTCTTGAACCTTTTGCAAGTACATCTTCAATATCGAATTGAGTAATCTCTCCATTTGCGATTGTCTCCGGAGACATATTGTATTGCATAATAATAGAAGGATAAAGCGAGTTAAGATCGAATGATACGATATTATCGTGTATTCCTACGTGTGGATCTTTTACGAAACCACCTGGATAATCAGATTTAACTTTATCTTCGATGAATGGTACAACAATGTTGTTTTGAAAGAGCTTACGATATATGATCGTGTCCCATATAAGAGTAGTACCAAAGGTATCATTGTAATTAACTCCACCCTTATATGCCATTGTCATGCAGAGAGTAATCAATCCAAGCTTATCTTCGATACGATCTACGAGCTCAACGTCTTTGATATTATAATCAATAAACTTTTGATGATTGTATTTGTAAAGAGTATGTAGGTTAGAGTATTCTTCGTATGAGAGTTTGTTTTCTCCAAGAACTACGTGCGCAATATGATCGAGTTTATACGATTCTTGTGGACCATAAGAGTAGCCAAACTTCTTGAATAAGTCTAGGTAATCAAGTTGAGATATACCTTTAAGCTCGTAAGCAGTTTGTGTTCTACCCATCTTTGTTATTTCTTGTCTGTCAACTAATCCCCAAGGACTAAGTCTTTTGACATAGCTTTCGCCAAGCATACGATTAATACGATTGACAAGGTATGGAATATCGAAGAATCGACTGTTCCAACCTGTTACGACATCTGGACAATATTGTTGAGATGACCAGTGCGTAATAAAATTAATAAGTAAATCATCTTCACGATCGAACTTACGATATACAACCATGTGGTCTTTCATGTAAGATTGATCTGAATCGTAATCGCCAAGTCCCCAAACATAATATGTGTTACCAATATTGTTCTTCATACAGATTGCTGTTACTTTATGATCGGCCTTTTCTGGCTCAGGGAATCCATCATCGGATTGTACTTCGATATCGATTGTGGTTACGTTGATTTTGTTGCGATTGAATTCTATATCGCCTGGGTAGTAGTCATTGATAAACGCAGGAATATACTTAGTATTTCCATAGATCGTTTTACCTGATACTCCTTTATTTGCATTGACATATTCATTCGCAGTACGCATTGACTCGAATCTTTTGCCAGCATTTGCTACACCAACAGGTGAACCATCAAGAGCTTTCCAAGAAGTCTTAAGATTAGTTGATGTAAAAAGAATTGGTTCGTATTTGATTTTCTTTTCGATTCTTCGACCGTGGTCATATCCTCTTAGGAGAATTTGATTCCCATATCGAGAAACGTTTGTGTAGTATTGTAACATGTATATATTATACCATAGTTTAAGTCGTTTGTAAACGATTATTTCACTTTATTTCAAAAAGATTGGGGGTAATTTCTTACCCCCGCATGATTGTCAATGAGTCTTAAAAATTAGATGCCTGTGCTATCATGAGAGCTGGTGCTAATCCTAAAATTAGGCCAGTTGTTACTATAGCAATAACAGTTGTTTTTAAGGTCTCGGCAACGTCATCATATTTTTCAGCAATGCTTATTATATGCTTCATGTTGTTCTCCAGTAAATGTGTTGTGTACATATCTACTGAGTTTCGCTGCTCGCCAGTTTATCTCTATTCAACGAGATATTCTTTCTTCTTTGATGCCCCAGCAGACCCTAATTCGATCTTCCTAGGACGCTTCTCTTCTGGGAGTTCTACTCTGGCATACACCACTAGTATTCCATCCTTCAGATCAGCACCGTCTATTACAACAAATTCAGAGAGTCGGAAGGACTTCTCAAATTTGCGGGACGATATACCTTTATATGCGTATTCACGTTCTGCTGGTTCCACCTCTCCTTTGACTTTCAGTATACCGTCTTTAAGTTCGATATTAATATCGCTTTCCTTAAATCCAGCAACTGCTAGCTCAATGAGAAATTTTTCATCATCGATTTTCACAACGTTATGTGGTGGATAGTTATCATTACCGGATCTAGCACTTTGATGAATCCTTTCCAGGTCTTCAAATAATGTGTCAAATCCAACGAATAGTGAACGTGGTACGTTCAAAGTATTTCTTACCATTTTAGTTCCTCCTATATAATAGCAAGGTTGTTGAGAACCGGTCCAATACCGCATTCTTCAGTTATATTTATAATAGCTTGATTGCTAGTTTAAATAATTTGTGTGATAATACCTAAAATAATTCCTGATACAAATATGTACATATATTTAAGTAATGTTATTTGCTCGTCTATCATTCTGTTTCTTGGTATTAAATTTAATCTTTTAAGTGTTTTAGTTTGTTCTTTGCCTGTCATCTAATCCTTTTGCGTGTTTCCTATATTGTATTTTGGACAGAGCTCCCATTGAGATTTTTCCTTGAAGGGAATCACTTTAATTTGTCTTAAAGGAGCAATCTCTTTTGCAGTTTCAGGATTGACCATAGTTACTAGTCCCCAATCTGCAAGCAGTGTTGCAATCGTATTTCTACGATGTATGTCATTTTCTAATAGACTAGAAGGTTTTCCGTCTAATAGAAAGAGCTCTTTGAAATGTGTTATGAAGTATCTACCTTGCTTATGTAGTATATGACAAGATTGATAAAGCTTCTGGTCTTTTCTTGAAGCGACTCCTATTCGAGTAAGAGTTTCTCTTATCTTTAGAAAGTCGTCTGGTTCATTGAGAGTAACTTCTAGCATAGAGCCAGGAGTCCAATCAGTTATTTGTATGTTATCGTTTTCCACCTTTGTAAATCCTCATTTTCAATTGTTCAATTTGTTCATTACTCATTAATGTTAATGCAGATTTAGCTTTCTCATTACTATATCCATAATATTCTTTGATGAGTTCGAGATTAGCAACGTCATCTGCTTTAATCCACTTGGACCATCTCTTTTTCTTCCTAATTATATTTATAAAAAAATCAAACTGAACGCGATTATCTAGGTGGTGGTGGACGTTCATTTCATTTGCATATAGGATAGTATCCTTAAAGAATGAAAGTCCGCGATTGATAAGAAATGCATTGTACTCTTTTTCAGCAATATCATCTACCATGATGTCTTTCTTAGTTTCGTTAATTGCTTTAAGATATTCAAATGGGTTCATGATTGTTTTGCTATGTAAGCCTCAGCCATTTCTTTTGTATTGAATGTTCTTTCTTGCGTGATAACTTTAAGATTGTCATATTTTACAGCTCTGTACTTAGGGTCAATAAATCCAGCATAATGCACTGTGACTATATCCCAATTACTTGTTGTTTCTTCTTCTATTATTTTACCACCAAATGGTAAGTTACTAAATGTCTTCATTTGAATTTTACTCCTGCCATAAC